CATCTTTAGATACGTTATGGTCAGTGATTGCATCTACGGCTTGTTTGATGTATTCAATGTCTTTTCGCATCTCAGCAATTATTACGTCCTGTGACTTTGTCATTACTTTATTTTACCACAAGCATTACTTTAGTTTCTTTTCTTTTTCGTATTTCTCTTTGAGTGGTTTAGCTTTGTCTTTGATTTTTTTATCTAGTGCGATGTGGTGGTTTCCAAAATTTTTCCACTCACCGTTTTCATCTTCTTCCACTAGCCAGATAAGGCCGTTTTCGTCCTCAATCTCATAGAACCCCAACTCATCAGGGTTTTTCATAAATTTTCTACTCTCGTCTTTTTGTCTTGCCATTATGCTGTCCTTTTCCACATATACACTACGATATATGGTTGTAAGTTTTGTGAATCTCCACCACCCGCGTTGTTGGCTGTTACGCCAGTAGAGGCCGCGTACGTGTTCTGACCTTGGTTATATGGGCTTGCGTCTACGTCAGATACGAAGTCAGTACGAATAGTGCCACCAGTGTTAGCTGTAACAAATTGCCCGTGGCTGTGTCCTGGGTCGTTAAGCCCGTGAGTGTGAGTCTGGAGCTCTTTGTGACCACCAGTTTCTTCTGCTGTGTCGAAATCAGTGTCGCCAGAGTCTATGCCCACAGGTACGCGTCCCTGTCCGAAGGCCACCCACGTGCCTACACCTAGGAGCGTGGCTGGGTTCTCGCTGTTGGTCGCATTGGCATAAATTGACCCGATAGGGTAGACCATGTCGTTGATAGTAGCTTTAGCGTATAAAGGGTCTGGTTGACCTGCATTTATCCACTCGCCGCCACTGTAATATTTTAGTATTCCGCCCATTATGCAGCCCTAAAACTTATGTTATATAGTGAAACCCAATTAGTGCTTGTGCCAGAACCAGGTGCTATAGAGCCGTCTGTGGCAATATCAAAACGACAAAATAAGTTATTACTTGTTGAGTTGGTCAACCATCTTGTTTCAGGTCTATAACCGACTGGCAAAATACCTATAACAGCCGTACCGCTTGAGCCGTTTTTAACCAGCCCCCGTAAGTGAACGATACCCATTGAGTCTTTGTAATACCCTGCGGCTGCATAACCGCTACCATAACTAACCCAACTGTTTAGGTATGTTATGTTAATCCACGCTTCTTGTGGTTCTATCTGAACTGGAGTTATAGCTCCGTCCTCTATTTGGTCACCTTTTATTTCTTGTCTTGCCATTATGCAGTCCTTTCCCACATGTATTTAACTTTGTATGGTTGTAGGTTCTCACTGTCACCACCACCAGTATCCCACGCTTTAAGCACACCCGTATAGGTGTCTGCATTTACACCGTTGGTCGTGTCTGACATATTAGCTGACCCGCCACCATTACCGCTGTATCTAACACCGATAGTATCTGCTCTAGCTGTACCTCTAATATCATGCCTGTGCTCTTGTAATAGTTTGTGACCGCCTGTTTCGTCAGGGGTATCAAACTCAGTTTGGCCCTCGTCAAGTCCTACAATCACGCGTCCGAGTACACGGGACCATGTGCCTATGTCGTCAATCAATTCAGGCATAGTGCTAGTCGTAGACACATATACGGCTCCAACAGGGTAGATAGCCTCTAAAATAGCTGTCAAGTGATAATTGTCTAGTGTGTCGGCATTGTTAGCTGAAGCTGGTGAGATTTGATAATTCACAGTGATTATATCTCCTGTTACAGGGGCCGAGGTGAACGTAAACGTCCCAGTAGATGGACTACCCTCACTAAAGTGGATAGTTCTGGCTTGCGAGAGGCCATTGATGAATACTTGCAGAGAGCCACCTAGATAGCTAGCGTTCTGCACCGAGAAAGCGGTATTCACCCCATTTACTGTCCCTACGGCTCCCTGACTAAAAATAAATGAGTTTGTACCCGCGTCGCCTTCAACCGTTTCATCAAGCCAGAAATCATCTTCTTCGGGACTAGGTGGGGCAGTAGGGGAAACGATAATACCTGAGCCTGTACCGCCACCAGCTTCTGCTACGGCGTCGGCCCACGGAGTTGTAGGTTTGAGTAGTACGGTCTGACCAATAGCATTACCTACATCACTATAGCCTGGGGCAAACTCGTCAATCTGGATAATAGAGCCTACTAATTGGGCATAGAAAATAGTGATGGAGTCTGGGTCAAATAGACCAGTTTCTGTGTCTAGGTCGCCACAAGTAGCTATGAATTTCGTTGGGTAGTTAAGGACAGAGTCTACAATCAAGTCCATATCCCCTATATCACGTGGGGACGTGACTAGCGCACGTATGGCCTCACCTGAGCCGTTTGAGGCTCTAGTGTAGTCGCTGTAGACAATAGGCATTACGCTGGCTCGATTATGCTTACGTTGACCATTACAGTCGGAGAACCGTCTACAACTGCACGTGGGATAGCATTTACTACATCGCCATTAGAGTAGATAAGCTTTCCAGCTGGTAGGGTTTCAAAGGTATCCGTTGAGCCGACAGTAGTTCCTGCTGTGGTTATTGATTGAACCTCTATTGTGTAGTCTGTGCTAGGAGTTAGGTCGGTAACCTCGATGTTAGCACCGCTGTAAGTAGTCCAGGCTCCGTATGTACCACCAACAGTTTCTTTGGTTCGGTATTGCTTCGTGATTGTGTATTTGCCACCGCCCACGTCAATAGTGGTGGGGATAGTACAGGTGGTAGCTACTGGTACTGGTGTGCTCATAACAGGCGCTAGTGGTAGCGTTACGGCTGTACGCGTAGAACCTTGGTAAGCAGATAGTCCAGCTCCGTTGTTTTGCCAACCTCTGAACCAGTATTCATCATTAGAGTTTAGCCCTGTATGGGTGACTAGAGCGTTGTCTGTTGTTCCGATATAAGTCTGACTAGTGAAACTAGCATTACCAGCCCTGTAAGAGCGTACTGAGCCCGCTGTACAGTATGAACCCCAAGAGGTTACGTTGTTTCGTATGCTAACACTGGTAGTCGTAATAGTTTCTGGTGCGCCTGTAGTCCCAGAAGGTGCACCCGCAGCTGGGAAGCTGACATTGACTGTTCTCGCGGCAGATGACTCACCGTAGTGGTCGCCTCTCCAGTTGCCTTGTAAGCTAAATGTTCCTGAGCCTGTACCGACACCAAAAGCGTGGGTGTTACCAACTCCAGTATGTCCATACCAAATACCTGATAGGTTGGCTCCACCTGTACGCCCTTTGGTTTGCCTGTTGAGTACGTATACACCTTGAACCCAAGCACCAGCCTGCCACTCCCAGTCATAATAAGATGTGGAGTTGGATTTTTGGTGAACGATTACATTGCTAATGGTGACCGTGTTATTAGAACGACCAACAGTACAATAGAGTCGCCCGTTTAGGGTACCGCTAGTATTGTACTCAGCGGCATTTGCAATTTCACCTTCCCAGCGAAGTGTACTCATAATTTACTCCTTAAAGTGGTTCAAACCAGATTATTGTTACGCCAGCCTCTGGTGGTGGCTCTACTGCGTCTACTACAAACTTAACTGGTGAAGCACCACCAAGTGAGTCTTTAACACTTGCGAAAGAGTCGCCTACAATGTTCGCCCACTCTGTGCTGGGTTTTAAGACTACGACTTGACCAATAGTGTTGCCGTCGTCTGTGTATCCAGGTGCAAACTCGTCAATGATAATGTCGCTACCAGAAAGACTGCCCTTAAAAACTTTTATTGTTGCTGGGTCTATAAGACCAGTTGTGACGTTTAATGTCCCTGTAGTTGCTACAAATTTATCGGGTACGTTAGTTACTGAATCTACTACTAGTGTGGTAGCCCCTGTTGTTCGTGCTGATGTTACTGTTAGGCGGGGAGCTTCGCCTGAGCCGTTGCTTGCGTAAATATAATCGATGTTATCCATAATATAAGTTTACCATATTTCCTTTATTAGCATAAACAAGAAAGGGGCCGCGAGGACCCCTGTATTCTTGAAAACTTTTAGCGCTACTACTATGATTCTTCGATAGTAGAGATTGCTGCTGCTTTTTTGTTAAGAACGAAAGTATCGCCTCTATCTCTAAGTTGAATTTCAACTCCTGAGAATCCAGGTACTTTGTCAAGAACAACGTAGCCTTTGCCATCTGTAGGTGACATCTTAGGCTTGACAGCGACGATTGCTCGTTTGTCAGCAAAGATTACGTGTACACCAGAACCCATGTAGGCTGTTGGAGTTTCTACACATTTGACACCTTTGTGCTTACCTAGGTAACCACTCATTGAGTCTTTGTAACCCTGGTCTGAACCAGTGAAGTTAATCTGTGAAGCTAGTGCTGCTGAGAAGTCATAGCTTAACCATGAAATCATTGAGTTAGCTTCTGCTTTACCGTTAGTACGAGCTAGGTTAATAGCTGTACCGAAAGCAAGGCTCATAGCTTGTGGAGTTGTCCATGAAGCTGCTGCCAATACTTCTTTGTTTCCGCCTGGGCGAGCTGATACTAGCTTAGCTAGTGAGTAAGCGTCGTGTGCAGGTATGAACACTTCGTAAACCTGTTGTACTGCCCATTTCTTTGCGTAAGCTGAAACTGGAGTATCTTGGATTTGCGTGTGCTGAATTCTTTGAATCATAGATTGGTTATAAGCCAATACTAGTTCTTGTTCTGTTGGAGTTGCTAGTGTTACTGCTCCGAAAGGTGCTGTTGCACTTGCTTCGTCGTAGGCTGCTAGTGTTCCGTTTGCGTTGCTCAATACATAAATGGTATTTTTGCCTTCAAAACGATAGCCGTTATCACCCACGTAAGGAGTGAAAATTGATTTTCGCTTTAGAGGAATATCCATAATGCTTGAGGTACTTCTACCGTATGCCATTTGTTTTTCCTTTGTTAATTATTTTAATATGTAAAGTCGTATGATTTAGCTACTTTCTACACATCTTTATTATCTATAAGCGTTATCACAAAGTCAAGGACATTACCAGTCGAATCCGTCATTTTGCCAGTCAGCCCATTTATCACCCTCAGAATACATGTTAGTGGTCACTAATTCTTCTCCTCTGGTGGATAACATTTCACCCGTTGTGTTCATCAAGAACCGCCCCGTGTTCTGGTCAAAGAACTGGTCTATAGCTTCAGCCACGTAACGCAGGGCGTCGGCTATGTGCGACTCGGTTTTGTGGTCAGGTCCTTCGTAGTCGCCCGTATACTCGTTATATTTACGCTGATATTTCCCCAGTTTATCCACAGCCCACATACACACAGGTGCGTGAAAGGTGGTTGAAGGTTTATTAAGCAGGTCCATAGATTTCTTTATGCCCATCTCTTTGCTTTTACGCCCAAGTAGACTGGCATTTAGTAGGCCCATTTGCTTAGCTTTCTCTATACGCTGTACGGCGTCAGAGTCGCGCTTGCTACCGTCGTGCGGCCAGAAGTGCCACGCGTACGTGTAGTTCTTACTGGTTACATACTTTATAACAGACTCGTCGTTTACGTCGTGCGTTTCGTATGCGTCTATGATGTGGAGCTGTTTATCATAATACTGCCAGAACCATAGGGCCGTAGAGTCGGCCATACCTAAGTCCCACGCGGTAAAGACTGGGTGCTCTGGGTTATACGGGTGTATGCCTATTTGCGTGCTTTTCTTCATGTCCGAAAGTCGTTCACCGTAGTAGCTGGTAGCACTAGACTGACCCCAGTCCAAGAGCATTTCTTGTCGGAACAAAAAGTCGTTACCATACTCATCTATGTAGTCTTGACGCGCTTCAGCGAGCTGCTGTGCGGTCAAATATCGGTCAGCTTGCACATAACTGGCATATTGCTTGGGATTTTTGAGTGCAGCCTCGTATAGCCGTTTGAAGGTTCCACCAGAGATACCGTCCTGTTTTGGCGTGCTATTGATAAGGATTTGGCCACCGTTAGCCACGGTTACTGGACGGATAACACCCAGTACCCCAGACTGGATATCCACGAACTCAGATAAGATATAAAGTTTAGCGTTAGCACCACGCATGGTGTCCGCGTTGGTTGCACCTACACAATAGAAGGTGCTTCCGTTTTTAAGGGTGATACGCATATCGTCCTTAGTATTGGTCTGGCTAGCTATGAGTTGCTTGGGGATATGCTCTAGGGTTTTGAATCCGTCGTTCTCTAGGTTGGTCCAGAAAGACTTAAATCCCTGCTCTGCGGTAGGGAAGATAAGCACCACGTTCATAGGCTTCTCCACCATACGCTCTATAGCGTACTGGAAACAGGTGTAGTCCTTGCCTGCGCGCCTAGCCCACACCAAAACAGCTAGACGTACCGAACGTATGCTCTGGTAGAAGTCTAGCTGATAGTCCCTTGGTGGAAGTTGATGTGCAGGAACTTGCACGTTATACTATTTCTTTTTCTTTTTGCTAACGGGTTCTTCAACTACAGCGACTTTTTCTTGCCCCTGTGCTAGTTTTTGTCCGTAAGTTACTGCTTCTTCTAAAGTCATTATTTCTTCTCCTTGTTAGTTGGTACTTCTATTTTACCACTAACGGTTTCTTTAGTTCCAGCTCCTTTTGTTCTAGCTTCTGCTAATCGCTTGTTATAAGACTCCTCGTGTAAACTTTCTTTTGCCTTCTCTTGGTTCTTCATAGCTTCTGCTGAGAACTCTCTGTCTGCTACGTAATTCAAGAGGTGATAGTTCTGGACATCTTCTACGCCTATACCTGTCCGTCGGCTAATTCTGTCCATCTGGTCGTAGTCAGCTCGTACTGCGTCCATCGCAGCTATTACTTCTGGAGATAATCTCCAACCAAAATCCTGTCCTCTTGAGGCGTTAGGTGACATGTCGCTGCTGTTTAGGTAGGCAGCCATGTGCGCCTGTCGTGTCTGTGGGTCGGAGTTAGCGTCAAACGTAACCACCTCACCAGTCTTAATATTTTCAAATGCTATCATCTTGTATCTCCTTGTTGATATGATTTTTCTGCTTCCGCCCACTCCTCATCTTCGGGGGCTAATTGTTCTGCTTTACCGCTTGGTTTTAAGTCGCCACGGTCTGACTGAGTGTCCTTGCTTGCCTTTACTTTAGCGGCTGCTTCGGCTTCTTTAGAAGCTTTTGCTGCTGCTTCTGCTTCTGCGTTTTGCTGTTTCAACATAGGCTCTAGGGCCATATCGAAGAACTCTCCTACTTCTATTGGGGCCTTGATTGTAACTCCAGTTTTAGGGTCTTTCACTAGGGTTTTATCATAGCCTTTCAGTAAGCGGTCCCGTAGTTCTAGGTCGTTCTCTAGCACTTTGCCGTATTTCTCTACGACACGCAGGGCGCCGTCCTCTATCTCTGCGTTGGTTTCTGCTACTTGGTCTATGAACTTCTCTACAGCTTCAACGTCTTTGTTGAGCTTTTGTTGCCCTTGTAACAGATAGGAACCCGCTTCTTCGTCTGTGAAATAGTCTTGTGTCTTTGGGTTGATTAGCTTTGTTAAGTCCTCAATCCCCGTGATTGGGTCCCCGTCGCTATCTCTCAGTTGACGGTCTATTCCCTCTGGATAAAGTGCCTTAGCTGCTTCGTCCCTGTATGTATCTATTCTAGTTGAGCGGTCAGTCTTTGACGCTTCTATTTCTGCTAAGGCTTCTTTGATTGCCTCTTTCGTTTCGTTTACTGGTTCTGG